CAGTTAGGAATGTTACCTAATGACCAGTTCTTAGCTCTAAGATAGAGATAATCATCCGGGTCCCCTAAAGCAATCTGAGCTGAACGGCGAACGTTACCAGCTACAACAATCGAACCAATAATATTACAGATATCAAGAACATCTGTTGAACGAAGTTTTTTACTCTCTCTTGACTTTAAGATGTTAGAAATCTTTTCAATACCTTCAATTAGAATACCAGGACCAGAAGCTGTACCTCCAAACCCAGATATTCTTTCCCCGGCACCTCTCACTAAAATAGTGGAATAAGAAAATGACTTACCAGTTACATAATAAGCATCTAAAACTTTACGAAGCAATTCAACCCAACCGGAGCGAGAATCAGGAACAATAAAATCGGCGTCTTTTGTACAAAGATGCTCTACTGATACGTTTTTCTTTACTTTAGGTAATTCATGAATATCTTCCCTACGAATAGAGAAACCAACCCCTCCACCCAACATAAGGTTTTCGAAAATAAAAAGAAATGTTTTAGGGTCGTTAATACTGCAATACCAGCAATTAAGCAAAGAATTAGCTCCAAACTTTTTAACAGTATCGGTACCTAATTGCCATAACATTCTTCCAGCAAAATTACACTTAAGATTAAAAACTAGATCGTAAAGTCTTTGAGCTTCTTCCGGTGTATAGTCTGCACCAATTTCTTGAGCCCCGTTAATACAACGTGCTACTGTCTGCCACCATTCCTCTGTATTATCTGTACCTTCTAGTTTTCGGGCGTATGTTCTTTTATAAACAATATACCCCAAACCATTAAAGCCCCAGGGGACCTCTTTATTAATATATTTTTGTAAAAACTTTTCCGGCAACAGATCAGAGGTATAGTTTGTAATCATAAATTTGACAAAGAATGTGTGTAAATAACTTATGCCATTCTACACCAAAATACTAGTTAATCTACTTAGTATTTTTTCTTTGGAGAATTTCCAGCCCCTGGCTCTTTATCGTTCCACTTTTTACCACCAGGTATTTGTACATTTTTATTATCTAAATTAATTTCATGCTTAGCATTTTGTTCTGCTTTTACACCCTTAGGTTTAATTTCGATTTTACTTTTTCTTTTTAAACTATCAGGTACTGGACCTCTATTAATACCATCTTCCATTAATTCGAGAGCCTCGATTGGAACTGTCATTGGGGTACGATATAAGCCTGGCGCATACTCAATAATAACATCAGCATAGATACTATCAGGGGACTCTGTACCACCGCGATAATTTTGGGATGTTGTTGGATAAATGCTTTTAATTGCAGCAATACGTAAATTTAAATCAAAACCTGATTCCATCGTTGATTTTACTAAATCTATAAAGCTTTGTGCTTTATTTTTAAAAAACTCTAGACTTAAACAATCTTTACGAAATCGAACTCTATCACCAATGAGAAAACCACCTTGTTGATAACGCTCTAATAAATTTTCAAATAAAACATCGAACTTTGTATCCATAATTTTGTGTAATTATTTAAGCAGTTTGTGCACTAAATAATAGTATAAAATGGCCATACGCTTAAAAAATCTTGAAACTGCTGCAAAACAATTTTCCGAACAACGTTATTTATATAAAGATTTAACTTTAGATATAGGAGAAAATAATTTAGAAGTGCCAGGTTACACTCTACCTGTACCCGAATCAGATTTAAAAGCATCTTTCGATTTAGGGGCTATTCGTAACTCTTTACAAAATTTATTTAATACCTTACCAGGGCAACGGTTCTTATTCCCTGATTATGGTTTAGATCTTTACCAATTTCTATTCTTACCAATAACTCCCCAAACCGGACAAGCTATTGGTGAACGAATGTTAAGAGCTATAGAAAGATATGAAACTCGTATATTCGTTAGACAAATACAGGTTGTAGCCCGCCCAGATGCTAATACTTATCTTATAACTATAGTAATTGAAATTCCGGTGTTTAAGCAAGAGACATCTCTTCAAGGTGAATTAAATATTAAAACACAATCCTTTATATTTGTACCAAACTCACGCACCCTATAATATATGTCGACTACAACCTCTCAGAATAATTTTGATATACCCAAAGGTGGGTATGTAGCATTTGATGCTACTTCCTTAAGACAATTAATTGTTAACAGATTAAACGAACAAAAAGTTTTCACCGATCAAAATTTTGTTGGATCTAACTTAGCTTCTATTATTGATATAATAGCCTATTCATATCATACATTAATTTACTATTTGAATAAAACATCATCTGAATCGATGTTTTCTGAATCTCAATTATACGAAAATATTAATCGTATTGTAAAGCTCATTGATTATAACCCTATTGGCTTTCAGACTTCAACTTTAACGTTTAATTGTTCAGCACAAACCTTTAATCAAGGTGTATATACAATACCGCGTTATTCTTATTTACTTGTTAACAATATACCATATTCATTTAATGAAGACATAACATTTGTTAAAACTGAAAGCAACACAGTTGAACCCTTAACTGAAATTTCCCAACAAAAGCTATTATTTCAAGGACAGTATCAAGAGTACCCTATATATACCTCTTCAGGGGAAGAAAACGAAATAGTTCTTATAAATTCAGGTACTGATTTAGTAGATCATTTTAATATTGATGTTTATGTGAGAGATCGCTTAACCAACACTTGGAATCTTTTTACTAAAACACCCAATTTATTTTTAGAAAACGGGATAGCAAAAAAATACGAAATAAGACTAAACCCTAATAAGTTTTACGAAATAAAATTTGGAAATAATATTAACGGACAAAAACTCGAACCTGGAGATCAAGTTGCAATTTATTATTTAGCTTCAAACGGTTTTCGAGGCGAGGTAGGTGCCAACGCTATAACACCAAGAACTCGCTTATTACAATTTAATACGATACAGTTTAGTACTATTATTAATAGCTTATTTAATAATCAGTACCGTTATTTAAATAGTTCAGAGTTACAAAATTTAAAATTTTTAAATACCAATGCTTCAACCCCCGTTAAAACCGGTGAAACGGCTGAAGATATTCGCAAATCAGCACCTGCTAATTATAGAAGCCAATATCGTCTTGTAACAACAAGAGACTACGAAACCTTTATTAGCACCAATTTTGTTAATTTAATATCTGATGTTAAGTGTGTTAATAACTGGGATTATGTATCAACATATTTAAAATATTTTTACGACATAGGTATTACTACACCAGCTTTAACCGAAAGAGCATTGTTTAATCAAGTCATGTATGCTGATGCATGTAACTTTAATAATATATATTTGTTAGTTGTTCCCCGAGCAGCTGCTCAAAATTATAACTACCTATTACCTGCTCAAAAAGAACTAATAAATTCATCACTTTTAAATTTAAAAACAGCAACAACTGAAACAGTTTTCTTAGATCCTGTATATAAAGCTATATCATTTGGTGTTAAAAGTGTAGCATCAAGTTTTGATATAGAAGAAGATCCTATTAATTGTTATTTAGAAATCATTAAAAGAACTTCTTCAAGAAGAGATAATCAAACTATCATTAACGAAATAGTGAACGTTATTACTTCTTACTTTGATCGTAGCAACCTAGAGCTAGGACAAACTGTTGATATAAGGTTTTTAACTCAGCAGATTCTAGCTGTTGATGGTGTTGAAACTTTTTATACACGAAGAATAGATGATCCTTCTGCTAAAGTAGAAGGACTATCTGTCTTTATGTGGAACCCAGTTTACCCATTAAACGACAATATAACTACTTCTAATAATATAAGTTTAAAGTATTTTGAGTATCCGTATTTTAATAATATAGAAACTCTTGCAAATCAAATTCAAGTAACATCCGTAGCAACAGTTTTTGAATCTGTTGAATACTAAAAAATGATACAAGCAAATTTTACAGTTTTACCTTCATCCGGAGATGTTTTTGCAACTGAGTTTGCTATTACTAATTTTACCACTACAACAGGGTCAACTGTAAGTCGTTATGTCTGGAACTTAGGTAACAATAATTTTATTTACAATACTAAAAACCCGACCTTCAGTTATAACTACCCCGGGATTTATAATATAACTTTAAGTGCTATTGATTTTGATAATAATCTAAGCACATTCAACCAGCAAATAACAGCTACACTACCTTATAGAGATTATATAACATTTACTCAAATACCAGAAACATATCCTGACCCTGGCAAAATAACAAAAACACCTTTTAAAATATCCGTTCTAACAAGTAATTATAATTCACCGCTAGTGGTAGATTTATTTGCGACTAACTCTCAATCTACCCCGACACAATTTATACCTAGTAAGTGGAATTTTTTAAACCCTACTTGGAAATTTTTAGATAAAAATTTAAACACTGTAACAACTTTATCTGTTGAACCTATACCCGTCTATAAAAATAATAAAATTGTAGCTGTTTCTGGTACTGCAGAATTTTATTATATTGATTCTAACAGTACCGGAGATCCGAGAGTAAACCCTCCAATATTAATTACTGCTACTCTTCAAACAAATAATTTTAGTAATGCATTAGACTCTAACGTTTATAATTATAATTCTTACGCTAATACTGATAGTGTACAAGCTGGTATTATTTGGCAAGTAAATGATCTATTTCCTAATTTATTAAAAATAACAGGAAATTATATCGATGAAATAAACCCGAGACAATGGGTAGGTATAAAAATACCACTATTAATTACTTGTCATTCTCAACAATCTTACTTTTTACCTTCCGCAGAAAGTACACCAAGCGAAATTATATTCACTTATCCAGAAAATAACAGTATAGGTAATACATCATCTGTACAATTAAGTGTTAAAAATTTAGCTCCTAATCAATATTTTTTTGAAAAACAACCTTTGTACTTTCAAGCAAAGGATAAAGAAGATAATAGAGTAGGCGGATACTTATTTACCGGTGTAACTATTTTAACCGCTGTTGATGATATTGCTATAACTGCAAATACAGAAGCTCGTTCAACAAAAAGTGTTAATAACAAAAACACTTTTATATACCCTTACGGTTATAGTATTAACCCCGGAGTTTGGGTTTCCAATCCTTTAAAAAATTCTCTTAATAAAATTACTTTAACTCCTTATTCTAATAACTCAGAAACTATTAACATTTTTAAACAAAATAAAACTCTTTTAGATGGAGCTATTAAAGAAGTAATTGTACCTGGCTTATCTTCTACTGAAACGTATAACTATTCAATGTCAGGCTTTTCAGGCATATATAGTATTTCAGTTGATCCGCGGAACGGAGATATTATTGCTTGTGATACTGAATTTGACAGACTTTATCGTATATCTACAACAGGTGAAATTTTAAACTCTTTCGAATTATCAGGTCTAGAAGGATATAATCCTAAGCAAAAATTCTTTGCTTCTTGGTCATGGGTAACCCCTTCCCCTTTTCTATCATCTACAAATTATGCAATGTACGGGCCATACCTAGTAAATAAAGGCTCACAAAATTATCTAACTACAATAAACGGCTTATTATTACCACCAAATTTAATTAGTATAGAACCTTATGAAAGATGGCATCGTCTTTTATATAGACTTTATGATTTACCTTACCCCGAGGGAGATATGCCTGTTGAAACCACTCAAATACTAACACCTACATTAGTTAAAAAATACTCTAACAATTTTCATTTTTGGACAGGTAAAACGGTTTACCCTACTACATCAATTTATTTAACAGGTATAAATTCCTTACTAAAAGATTCGAATAAATTTCTCGTTTCTTTAAACGGGTTACTACAATCTCCAACTACATATGTAATAAATCCATATTTACGTACAGTAAATTTTAATACACCATTAAACAAAGGTACTGAATATGATATTAGATATATACCAGATTTTAATCGTGTTAACTGGTCATTTACTTCAAGTAATATACTATCTTCTTTTTCGTGTAAAAATCAAATTAATTTTGCTTCAACAGATCCGAATATCGGGTTTTTAATCTCTATAAATGGGTACATACAACCTCAACGTACCTTTAAGTATAATTTTGAAGAAAAAACTTTATTATTTAACCCTCAAATTTCTGGTGCTCAAAATATTGATATTTCCCAATTTTCAGTACCAGATGAGATTAATAATACAATCGCTTACACACCAACCTATGCATCAATCGATAACGATTTCAATATTTGGGTATCACTTTTTAATGCTGTTTCAGTTTTAAAATTTGATAAAGATTTTAATTTTCTTTTTTCAGTAGCTCCTTCTGGTATTAAATGGCCTAAAAGAGCATATACTGTTCAACCAACTGATTTAGACTATCAAGCATCTTATTATGGAAACGTAATTAGACAAATAGATAATGAAACAACTGTAGATATATTTACTAATGAGTTCTTTTTAAAGCCACCTGTTGTTGAAACAGATAAAGAAAATAACTGTTGGGTATCATATGCAAATCCATTATGTTGTTTATTGGCAAAATATAGTCAAGACGGAACACTATTAACTGAAATACCTCTTCAACCCTATACTACCCCCATCAACATTGTAGTAACACCAAATAATAATATTTGGGTAGCAAACTATAACGGCTCTGTATATGAATATAGTGCAATTGCAGGTAGTCTACAATTATATGATACAAATACATCTACCCTTTTAAGCACTGTTACCGGTTTTGCAAGACCTAGTTATTTGGCATTAGATAGAAATAATAATGTTTGGTTTACTCATAGTCAAAGAAGTATTGGGTTTCTTAACACTAATACCGGAACCCTTTCTACTTGGCTCTTAGAACTTACTGGCGGATTTACATCTTATGTAGTTCCAAGTACTACAGTTGTTTCAGGCGTATCTGTTAATTTAATTGATAGCCCAGAATTTGTAGAGAATGAAGAAGATGAATACATTAGTGGCTTAGCTGTAGATGTGTATGACAGAGTTTGGGTAGTAGATGGCCTGCAAAATTATGCGTGGGTCCTTTCAGCAACTCCTAATTTTAATGATACCACTGTAAGAAAATTTAAAATAAGACCAAACGTTACTTTAGATTACTATGTTAACTATTATACTGCTGGTACTGAGTTCTTGACTGGTAATTACTATTTTAGATCGGCCCAAGCAACAGGAGACTGGACAGGTAATCGTTGGTTTCAAAAATACGCTCTAACATCTAAACTATCTTCTATTGCAGTATCTGGTACTTCTATAAACTTTAACGTTGAAGAGTTTGTAGATAAAAATCAAATACGTAAAGTTAATGAATCATTTAACACTGCTGAATACTATAAATCTTTAGCATTACCAGAAATACTTAACTCTAATGAAGTACTGTTTGATCAATTTTTAGCAGCAGTAGTTGGCACCGGGATGTTAAGTGCTAATGAAGATATAGGCCAAACTACATATGAAAAAATTGCAAATTTTGTAAGCAATCATAGTGATTTAGAGACATGTAATGTAAAACAGCTACTATCTTTAGCAGAAAAAACTGCAGTAGCTGCATCTGACTATGCAGCTAGTTATCCTTCAGAAATTGAACGCTTTATTGATATAGCCTCTACACCCCGTGCAAAATTATGGGGCATAGAAGATAGAGTACCTAATGTAAGAAGTAGTATAGGCACTCTTTTAAATACCAGTACATATGTTTTAACTGCCGGCACAAAAATTATTTTACAAAATAAACTCGATAACAACATAAGCTTAATACAGGTACCGATGCACAGCGACGGTAGAATTATATATCCACTCTCTCAGCTGGAAGATAATCAATTTGTACCACCTGTTACCACTAACTATTTATTTTATGAGTACATACCTCGCTATTCTGGAGAATATATCGGAAATATTATAGATTGGAACTCCTCGTACACTACATTAAACCCAACTTTATCCACTTCTAAAGATTGGCTAGGAAACAATGGTTCAGTCGAAACAGCATTTAGATATTTGCTAACTAAGAATTTGTTTAATTAAATAATTTATAGTGAGTACAAGCAGTCAATCTTTACAAAAATACGCTAAACCTGTTTTTTCTGCTGCAGGCCAAAAAGATAATATAGCACCATACTCCTACCAAGATTGGTTTAAATCGTATCAAGGTATTATACCCTCTCAAGAATTTAAACAATATAACGAATATCTAGTCAATTGGTATAAAGATCGAAGTAAACTAACAGTCGACTCAAAGTTACAACTAAAACTTAACTATCTAACCTTGCTTAAACAGCTACAGGTATTTTTTACAAACGAAGAGTCTGAAAACTGGTATAACCAAGTTAACGTTGAAAATGAAAACGAACTCTTACTTGCAATACCTTATTTTGCAAAAAAATTAAAAGATATATCTCTTTACTATTTACAACTTCGAAGTTCTGTAAAAGAAGCCCGGCTACGCTATAATCAGGTAGGTACAGACCCTGCTATTATTAATGAAATACAAAAACTATTATTAACTAACTACACTCAAAAGGCTGATACTTCTATAACAATACCCTACTCAACTTGGAAAAGTGTACCCCAGCTCAGTTCAATAAAAGATAGTTTAACTATAGAGATTGAAGAATTGTATGACAAACAAAATTACTTTGATCAATCATTAACTATACCAGTATCTGCGTATTATGATTTAACAAATGATGATTTACAGGAATTTTTGACATCTAAAAATTTAGCCTTAACTTCAACAGATTGGTTATATAGATTAGGTACGTATTCTTTATCTGGAGATTATATTGATACTGTCTGGAACGGGGTTTTAAATAACGATACTGCGACTGCTGATATAGTAAATAGGTTAGCAGAAAAATACATTGGACAAAATAAGTTTACTTCTTTTACCCCAAGTTATAGTACGGTACAAGACTTTTATAGCATCGATATTGAAGATGGTAATAATTTTTTCTTATGGCCTGGTATCTTACAGCGCACCCAGGCTAAGGCTTTACCTCGATATTCTTCGATACACCTACAAGACACAGAAATAACTAGCCTAGGTACAGGTGGTTCAAGTCTTGATATTGCAGATACTATCTTTGTTAAATCAACACGAGGTTTAGAGGGTGCCTGGCTTTACAAAAAAGATAATGAAATAACAAATGTTGTTATGGAGTCAATAATTGATTCTAAAAATAAAACTGCTTTTCGATTCCCTTTTCCGGGGTTTGGTTTATCTGCTGAAGATATAAATTGGACTGGGCCAGGTCTATTAACAGACCCGCGATTCTTTTATTTGGATGATACGTATAAACAAAGTGTTGAAAGAGCGTATTGGACTACAAATTTAGAAGCCTCCTCTGTAAGACCTTTATTGATTAATAATACCTCTTTAGTTCAAAATAAAGCCTACCCTAATAAGCAGTATCAGTTTGCCGATAAAATAAATGTTCGCGAAACAGCCCCAGTATACGATCAGGTATCCTATACCGGGGATAGCAAAGAGAGTTGGTTATATAGATTTGATAATACCAGTATATCAATCCCTGCTGCCGGATACTCATTAATATACTGGCCGTACGAAAAAATACAAAATCCGAACGACCCAATACCGACATATTTTCCCGATAGCACAACTGATGTCTGTGTTACAACACATATTTCAAGTGTTAATTTTTATTATGCCGCCGCCGGTAAAACCATAAATGATGCAGATATAATTTATAGAATTAATAACTACACCGATACTATAGAAAAAGCTACAGAATGCTGCTGGCTATCAGGAAAAGAAACTGGCAGTTCTCTATATAATACTATAGCCACAAAACAACCTAGTTTTCAAGGGGTATTTAGAGCGGGAGAATATACACAGTTTATTTGGCTGGGTCAAAACAATACTAATGCAAATAGTGTATTTCAATCTTTAAATCATGATCCTGACTGTAAGTTTGTTACAACAAAAGAAACAACTTACAAAGATTTTTCATTATGTACTTGTCGGCAAATACAATTTACACCATTTGGTCACCCTGGTACAAATTATACTGATAATAAAAGTTTTGCTGATGCTATTTTTGAAGGCAATTTACAAGAAAACATAAACATTAGTAATAGACCTCTTTCATCTTTTTGCTGGTTTAAAACCAACGCTAAGCAGGGATGGGGTAACGGAGAGTGGGTTACTAATCAAAATCAAAATAATAATGTATTTTTAAACAACGATTTTTATTTACAAACCGGTAAAACATATGTTTATTATCGTGCTAATACTGATTTAAATGAAACGTTTCCTGAACTTGTAGTTAGATATAATTTTAATACATACAATACTAAAAATTACGGAAAAGATTTTATTTGGGTAAGTGCTGTAAAAGATAATGACGGTAACTGGTCATCAACCGATAGACCTAGTAACATGAGTCTAAACCCTGGAGACTTTTTAGTCTATAATCGAGCAAGCACCAACACCCACACTTTAACAAGTACAATTATAGAACAGAAATATATTGCTGAAAATAAAGGCTCTATTTGGTCAAATTACGATTACATTACTCATGTTAAAGATCCGATCGATACCTCTTTAAGTGCTAATTTTATACAAAAAAATGTTTTTGTTAATTACCCACAGCAAACCTATTTCACAAAAAACAACACAACAAGTGAAAGTTTTATTCGACAGCTACCTCTAAATGCTAATCGTGTTGTAAATATTCTACAATGGACAGTATCTCATTATGAAAATAATAGCATAACAAACCCTACAGTTACTACTACAATTACCGGTGAACCTACATTATCTTTTATACCCACACTAACCGGTATATACACCGTAACAGTTCGAGCTATAACAGCTGCGACAAATCCGCCCCAAGTTGTAACCCCTGCAACCCTTGCTTTGGGTACAGCATACTACTCTAACACTGGTATATACACTTTTACAAATATACCCCATATAACAGCAATACCTGTTACAACAAATACTCCATCTCAGACTGCATACAGTACACCGTTACCCGGTTATGTTTTAAGCACGCCCTTAAAAGGATGGGATTACAATTTAAATTCTTTTTCTCCAATTATTATAACACAAAATAATGGAGCTAAACCGTATTGGGCTAAAACTTATACAGATAAAGTTAAGGGAATTGATGCCTGGGGTACACCTAAAAGAATTGTAGATAACCATAACATAATAACCCAGCCCGAGTTTTCTGATATTATTTTACAAACCGGTACATATATTGAATATACTCGTAATTATAATACCGATTTAAAATGGAAACAACCACTCGTACTTGCTGTTTCAAGTAGTGAACAGGTCTGGAATAAGCTTGAGTTTAATATTAATTCTAACGTCGTACCTGATTTTAACAATTTAGTTAATATAACAAATGATAACTTAATTGTTATACCAACAACGTCTGCATCTGATATTGTACTACGTAATTTTGTTGATAACGAGCCCGTCGAAGTACTGTATAATGCCTCTCAATCTTTTACTTGGAATATAACCGCAACACCAGAAATAAGAACAACATATGCCCAGCCATTATCAGAAACATTAACTATACAAGGTGTCGCTCCGTGGAGTAATTTATCTAACCAACATTTTCCAACAGTAGCAGCTATTCCTAGTTTTAATAAACTCTATTCTCAGAAAGATGCAGGAGGATTCTTTACACCTAGTGATCTCGGTGTAACAACATATCTTAATAAAGATTATACAACACAACTTAATATAACATCCCAAAATTTAACAACATACTTTGACGATGTTAATAAAACATATAATACTCGAGGTTTATCTTTACAAGATCAACCTAACCCATATACATTATTAGATGAAAATAATATATGGCTAAAAGAGCATACTATAGCTGGCCCTATAGCAGGAAGTATAAAGAAAAATATCTTTAAAAAATATCAAAAATTTTTACCGTATCAGTCTAAATTTGAATCTAATTCGAAATACTCTGTAGGATTAATTACCCCTACATCTAGACATACACCATGGGGAGGTAAAGATGATCTCGAATGGACGGACTATAATAATTTTCCCGTATCTCCAACCGGAGAAATAAACGTAGGACGATGGACAGGTTCTCAAATTTTAAAGAAAAAAACTCAACAAATAGACACATGGGTATCAGACGTTTTTGGTAACCAATACGGTTTATATAAAGAAAAGTTTTTAGAAAACAATTATTTAAATAGAAAAGAAATACCAGGAGAACTGTGGGTACGTACTAATAAACAAATAGTGTCTCCTGCTTCAAAAGCTTTAACAGGTTTATTTGATACATATTTAAATACACCTCATTATCCAATATTAACAGGTAATGGTATTAATAAGATTGATGTATTTTTTGATACATTAATGATCGAAACTACCGGTTATATTATTTTTGAAAAAATAAATTATGATTATAATACCGATAATATCTTTAGTTTAGTTGACGATGCTCGATATATTTCTTTAGCGGTACCTACGCGTAGTGATTTTTCTCGAGAGCTAGCAGGTATTACATATGATATTAATCGAGTAGGTAAAATTGGAGAAACCTGGTTTTTCCCGAGCAGCAAAAAAGTAATAATAAGTGTTTGTAGCATTATGCCTCATACAAGTAGCTTAAGCCCTGCTTTTTATTGGGAGCTATATAACCCAGGTAATACTCAATTTTTAAACTTAACTGGTAGTGCAACTTTACCTCTAGAATCTGAATCATATATTGTTACTGTAAGCGGTCTACAAATTCCGAGTAACACATACCGTATTGATCCACAAAACCGTAAAATCGAATTCTTACAACCTATACTTTCAGGAACAGATGTTTATATACTATTACCATATAACCCTGATCTTACTGAAAAGTACGATTTACCACCTAAGCAAATAACAACTGTTTTTTCGATACCTAAAAACCGTTTTAAGACTCCTGATCTTTCTAATTTTAGCACCCCTTACTCATATAATAATAGTCAATTTTTAATCGCAAAAAACGGTATTATACAACAACCTAAAACGTTAAGCGGGGATAATTATACAATTCTAGATGATTATCTAGTTAACTTTAACACTACCGTATCGAGTAACGAACCGATAACAGTAACCCGTCTACCAAATTACACCGAGAGTAATAATTTTACCTTTTACACTTGGTGTTTAAAAACAATAGAAAATAATACTACTATATTAAATTTAAGCTCAGGGCCTGAAAATATTTCTTTTTGTAAGGAATCATATATTGTTAATATAAATGGTACCATACTTCCACCTTCTAAATATCAAGTTAATTCGGATGGTCGAACTATTAGACTTTTAACCCCTATACCCGCTAATGTAAGTATTTCAATTACCCTTTTAAGTACCCCGCCCTGTGTCTATCTTCTTCCAGAGTTGTATGAATTAGATTTAAACACACAAAATCTTCAAAAGGTGTTTCCATCATTTGAAGAGGATGTTTCATCTTTAAAACAGAATGATTTCGAGTTAGTAAATATTAATTCGCCAACCTTATCGTTTAACACTTTAACAAATGAATTTTTGTTTTCTGTTTTTGGAAAAAACAATAACGGTCAAAATGTTTTAGTAGATTATAGTATAACAAACTATCTAACTTATAACTTAAAAGATATAATTTATTATAAACCCAATGCTGAATCTCAAGTAGAAGAACCTCCTATTTTACAAACACCGCTTATAGTTAAACTTCGTGTTACACCATTCTATAGAGAGGTATTAGATTTTCAATGCGTTGTTACAAATGGAGAGGGCATATTTAAAGCGTCAAATTTACCTTCTTGGATTAATTTAACCGAGTCAGGTCGATTTTATGGTGTACCGCCCGTTATGGGAATTGATGATAACCCTGAAGAGTATGATGCAATAAACAATGAAAATCATAATTTAACGGCAATTTATAAAATTGAATTTAGTGTAGAAAATTCTTTTGGACCCGTTTTTGGTGTCATGGTTATAGAGGTTGAGTTAATAACCAGTGGTCGTATTTTTGAAGACAACTATTTAATTTTAGAAAATAGTAATGAGTATTTGTTAGATAATGATGGCAATAAAATATTTTTAGATACTACTGAAATACCGCTCACTTATACTCCAACAGAGCCCTATATTAATATTAATAATCAGTTAGTTACCTTTGAATCTCAACAAATATTGCCTTCCACCCCTCAAGTTTTTTCTATTAATGGAAATAACTTGTTTGCACCGATAACTGCATATGCACCACAATATTTTGAAATTTCTTTTAATGATGTAGATTATACAAACAGACTTATTTTACCCCTCTTTTCTGGTACAAAACAAATTGATGATACTCCAATTTATATACGCATAGTACAAGACGCCCCTCTCGGTACTGAAATTACACAATTGACTGCTATTACTTTAAAAGAACAGCCAATACCATTTACTTCTTCGGTGTACCTTTCCTCAGTAGTTGATGTTGCTAGACTTGTAGTGCCTCCTGCACCAAGTATTAGAACCGAATATAAATTCTTCCCTTTTACGGCTACTGCAATTAATGAACTTCCGTCTACACAAAGTCTTATAGTTGAAGGATTTAATTTACAAGGCCCGATAGAAGTAAGCGGCCTTGGAGATTTTGATGTATCTTTGGACAATATAACTTACTCTGAATCAGTCTTTTTATATCCAATATCTAGTTATGTAACTAAAACCAGAGTTTATGTCAGACTTAAACAATTTCTCTTAAACGGATTTACTAATAAAAATATAAAATTATCAAGCTTTAATGCTTTAGATGTGATTATACCGGTTAGTGTGATTGTTGATTACCCTAGCTTTCAACCGTATATAGCTTCAAGCTTAAAATTATTTACCACTCAAGCCGGTATAAATTCCCAAACCCAATTTTTTACTCTGTCAAGTCGTAATGTCTTTAATAATTTTATAATAACCGCTCC